CCTTCGTCTGGGCCGGCGCATGCACTTGCGACACGCGACGGTTCGCGATGTTGACCTTCGCGGTCTTGTCGTCCATGTCAATCACGGCCCCGCGTGGGTGTTCCTTGCCGCCGTAGGAGATCACGCGATTCGTTTTGACCTTCATCATTCACCCCAATAAAAAAGGCACACCCGGTAAGGGGTGTGCCTGCATTGCTACGTGTCGAACCGCTCAGACTTGCTGCTTTCCGCGCGTGCCCGTCACCACGCCGCGCGATGCCTGCATCCCGCTTCCGCTGTCGCCGGCAGGCGGAAGGATGAAAGGACCGCCGTAGCGTGCATCAGTGATATAGGCCACCGCAGACGCGCGGCGCGGTTGCCAGTTGATGAAGCGCTCGGCGCGCAGCGCGATCATGTTGTTCTGCCACAGGCTCACGAGTTGCGCCGCGCCGGGTGTCGGTGCGCTGTCGAGTTGCAAGGATGCTTCGCGCGAAGCATCGAGCGCCACGCCACCGTCATCGGCCATCAGGATCTCGGAAGGCTTCATGATCGTAATCATGCTGGTGGCCGGCGTGGCCGTCGCGATGTCGCCCGGTTGATTCGGCACGCTGTTGGAACACACCACCGGCAAACCCCACAGCGTGCCGCCATTCATGTTGATCCCCGGAAACTCCGGCTGGCCGAGCGAGTTCATCATCATCGAAATCGAGAGCGCCATCACCGGATGCATGATCCAGTAAGCGCCCGCCACGCTCATATTCGCCTGGCTAAACATCGCGAAAACGGTGGTGATGTCCGAGCGCAACGCATCCGCGCTTTCACCGGTTGCAGGGAAGTTCGGTGCGCCGTTGGTGATAGAGGCAGGATTGACACCCGCGACCGCCACGACCGTCGGGTCGATGAACTGCACGTCAAGGAACTGCGCGATGGTTTCGATCAGGTCTTGCTGCACGATCCCTTCGGCGGAAGGATTTGAGAAGCGCACCAGTTCATCGGTCATCACCACGATACCCGCCGCCTTCGTGAAGCCAAGCATGACGGTGCCGAAGCCCAAAGCACTGACCGGCTTCGGCTTGCCTTCACCGACCCAATTGGCCGACGAGCCGCTAGTCTGCGAAGGCATCTTGATGTTAAACGGCACACGGCGGAAGCCCTGAATATTGCCGATGATCGTGGCAGGACGCAGAAGCTCGATGAATTCCCCGATCATGTTCTGATACTGCACGAGCGGCTCGGCCCATGCCGGATCGGTGGTGGTGCCTGCTGCTACCGCAGCACGAAGCACTAACTCCACATCCGGCGTGTCGCGCCATGCGCGTGCGCACTCCACGGCTTGCATCAGGTTCCCCTTCGAGCGCATCAGCGCAATCGCATAGCGCGTGAAGGCCAGCCCCTTGCGCACATTGCGCTGTACGGTGATCACCCGCGCTTCGCCCACATCAGCGCCACCACCCGCGAGGCCTGCGGCGCGCACTGCGGCACCGCTCGAAGGATCAGTGACGATGATCGGCGTACCACTGTGCACCGCCTGTGCTTCCAGCAACTTCAGGCGGTGAATGTGTCCATCGATGGCCGTGATGTCCTGTTCAAGTCCGTCGAATTCTTCCTGCTGTGCGGCGTCGAGCGTGGCACCAGCTTCGCCCGCCGCAGTCATGATCTCTGCCATGCGGGCATGCGCGGTCGTGCGGCGTGCTTCGAAGGCCGCAATTTGTTCTGCATACGGTTTCATTTTTTGCTCCGGTGAATCGTGCGAATCACGAACGGTTCTGCGCTGACGCGCGCCGGCTGGTTGAGTCGCACCACGCGAACGGCATCGCTACGGCCTGTCGCGGCCCTGATGTCGTGGTCGATGCTGCGGATCGTGTTGATGGTTGCTTCGGAATTGGCGGGGATGGTCACGAGAGAAAGTTCTAACCACTCCCACGAGAGATAGCGGACGCCGCCGTTATCCATGTAGGCATGTTCAAGCGGGCGGAAGCCGATGCTGACAGCCTTGATCAGTCCAATCTTCACGGACTGCCACGCCTCATCAAGCCGTTCCTTCAGCGCGCCGGGTTGGTCCACGCTAAGGATTTGTGCCTTGAACGGGATGCCGTCCGCCTGCGGCTTGGCGAAAGAGACATTGCCGACAGGCTGGTCGCTGCGGTGCTGCCACAGCAGCGGCATCGGCAACGCGAACTTAGCGCCCATCGGCTCCACGATGTCGTCGTAACGGTCGGGCGTCGGCGTCGATGCAATGCCTTCAATCTCGCGGGCGTTATCGTCCGCGCTGCGGATCGTCAGCAGCGAATAAGCACGTTCCATGATGAGGATTCCCTACAGAAAGAACATCTGGTACTCGGGCTCGCGTTCCTGCACGCCATCGAGCGCGAGGCCGACCGCCATCACCAGCGCGACAAGACCGTCAATGCGGCCTGTCGCCTTGCGCTTGTTGAACACACGGTTATTCTTGGCGTCGGACTCGGTGACGGCGCTCGACACGTTCCAGCGAAGGCACGGATTGAACGCCACGCGAAGCCGGTTCTGGAAAATCAGTTGCTCGATACGCTCGATGGAGCGGCACATCCACAGGCCGGATTCGGATGACCTGAAAAACCCCTGGCCGTGCGGGACCAGATTCATATCGAGCCCCGCGCCGTCCAGATCACGCTCGAAATACTTGATGCGGTACGGGTCGAATGCGATGCCGCTAAAGGTCATCGCCGCCGCGAGTGCGCCGAGCCGTTCCACCACTTCGCCGTAGTCGATAGCGCGGCCCGCTGCAGCGTGCATGAAGTCCGCTTCGGCCCATGCCGGGTACGGCACGCGGTCATGCATGGCGCGTTCCTGCATCGTGTCCGCAGGCGTCCAGAATTCAACGAAGGCATCGACGCTGTTATCGTCCTGCCGGCACGCGACCGCGAGCGCGGTGAGGTCACGCGTACCGGAGAGGTCAAGCCCGCCGCAGACCGTCTTGCCGCGCAGACCTTCGATAAGCGCCTCACGTTCGGCGCGGGCGCGTTCCACGATGTGCGCCCAGCGGTCCTCGGACATTTCTTCGCCGTCATCGGCGGCAAGCGGCAGCGCGCCGACTTCGCAACGCCGCCACAGATCGCCGCTAATCCACGGATCGGCCGCATCCACCCATTGACAGAAGTTCAGCCGCCGCACCGTCGATTCAAGTGACGGCATCCCGCGCGCCTGATGCACCTGTTCACGCAGGTACGAGCGGTCAATCGTTGCGCCTAGTGAGGGGTTGGCCTTGATCCAGCACTTCTCGTCCTTGAACGGATCTTCATCCTCGTCAAGCGAACAGACGAACGAGAAGAACGCATCATCGGTAATCACTCCACTGGCGACCCGTGCGCTGTATTCGTGCTGCTCGTAGCAGATTGACGTGCGATCAAAGCCGCTGTTGGTGATCATGAAAATCAGCGGCTGGCGGCGGCCTTTCTTCCCAGCCCGCATGATGTTGATAACGGTCGGGTTCTTGTGTTCATGTACCTCGTCAATCAGACCGCAGTGAGGACGCGGCCCGCTCTGGCCTGACTCGTCGGACGCGATAGGCCGGAAGAACGAACCCGACTTCGGGTAGGCGATATTCCAGACGCGATCCTCGCGGCCTGATGTCGTCGTCCGCGCGCTGAGTGCCGCTGATAGCTGCACCATAGCCACGGCATCGCGAAACAGCACCATCGCCTGATCACGGCGCGTGGCCGCTGCGTACACTTCGGCGCGCGACTCGCCATCCGCGACCAGCATGTAAAGACCGATGCCGGCAGCGAGCGGCGACTTGCCGGAGCCCTTGCCGGCTTCGACGTATGCCTCGCGGAAACGCCGCGTACCGTCCGCACGCAGCCAGCCAAAGAGCGAGCCCACGATAAAGGCTTGCCACGGCAGCAGCACGAAGGGGAGCCCTTCAAACTCGCCACCGTTCAGGCGCAGCACGTCGCGGAAGAAATTGATCGCGCGCCGTGCTGCGTTCACATCCCACACAAGGCCGCGCGCCTTCCCGTGGAGTAAATCCCCCAGATGCCGGCGTGCTGCGTTGCGCACGTCAGGGCCGGCAATGATCTTGCCGGCGTGGACCTTGCGCGCGTAGCTGGTGACGGGATCAGAAGTATTTTTCCGAGTCCTGACCGTTGCTGTCATTCAAGGGAAGTGCATCAATGTGTGCGCGTGCCGCAGGCGTGAGGCCGTACTCCACAGCGAAGCGGCACATGAGCAGCATCGCCTTGTGCGCGGTCCCGACAAGCGGATTCTGGATCGCGTTGCCGTTAGTGGTCTTGATCATCAGTGCGCCGGTAAGCTCGTCGCGTGCCTTCATGCGTGCAATCGCCGCTTCGGCTTCGGCCCAGCGTGAATAGGCCATGCAGTACGCAGCCAGTACCGCGCCGTCGATCACGGTGAGCATGCCGATGGCGTGAAGCTCGGGCGTGATGCGGTCCCACTCGGCACGCGCACGCGCGTCCAGATGCGGCGGTGCGGGCGGCAGGCCGAGGCGCGGTTTCGGCTCGTGCTTGGGTAACGGGCGTCCGCTGCGGTTGCCTTCGATCACACGCAGCGCGGTAGGTTTAGGCCGGTTCGGCATGGCAGTGTTTAACGTCTTCTGGTTGGGCGGAATCGCGCGCCTTGCGGTGCGCTTCGCTGAGAATGCGCGGGACTGCATTGCGCCAGCGGATCAGGTGATGAATGCGCGGATGCTTGGAGCGCAGCACGGCGACCTTGGCGGCGGACGGCGAGTAGATCACCGAATAGAACGACTTCACGTAGGTGCCGTGGTCAAGGTAAAGCTCCGTCATGCCGCCCGCGTTGGTCTGCGTCTGGTGCTGTTGCAGGGCCACGGCTCCGGTCGTCAGGAACAGCCCGCCACGGCCCCCTGTACACACGTAGGTGTTCACGTCTTCGTTGATGCGACCGAAGAACTGGTACGGCCTTTCCGTCGAGCAGATAAAGCTGTTCATGCACTTGCGGCCCGGTCGCGTCCAGATGTGCGCGGCCTTGCCGACACACTGCGCACCGCCCGCGAAGTCCCCCGTCTGCGCCATTGCAATCGACAGCGCAGGAATGGCCTTGTAGTACTCAAGCATGATCCGGAAAACGTCATCGAGGCTCCATATCGTGCGGTCCACGTAGCCGCCGTTGCGGTCACGCTTGAACATGAAACGGCGGTAGTCGTCATCGAGCGCAACGAAGTACGTATAGCCAAGTTCCTTCGCAATATCGAAGCTCGCATTGCGTGCATAGATCACGCCCCGCAGCTCGGGAAAGTTGTCGCCTTCATCGGTCGTCGCGGCAATGGCC